GGGTCGTACCCCAGACGCTCAGCCAAGCCGGTCAACGTCCGACGCACGGACACCTCCGCCTCGGCGATCAGGTCAGACTCGACAGCAGCCTCAGACAGGCGCACGGTCGCCAGCTGGTACAACGGCTGGTCATCGACGGGTTGCGCTTCCACGGCGTCACCCAGCCGGTCCAGCAGGCCACGTTGGCGGCCGGTCACCATCGTCTGATCATGATCGATCACCGGTGGCCCCAGTGTCGGGGCCGGCACCGCAAACACGACACGGCCGTCGTCGTGGACCGTGATCGCAGCGTCCGTCAGGCCACCCAGATCGACGACGGCGGGGACGGTGCCGACAGCGATCATGGTAGTGCGGTCCCCGACGATGATCGACGGCACCCCGTCCGTCTTGTGTTCGACGTCAACGACGATCGAGAAGCGTCCTTCGGCAGCGGTCAACTGTTCGAGCTGGACGACTTCGTGCAGCAGGGCCGGTTGGGTGCGGTCGGTGGTTGACGCCCCGAACGGCCAGTGGGGCACCCCGAACTTGGCGACGGCCAGCACGGCCACCACCAGTACGGCGACGCCGGCCAGTTTGGTCACGGCCCGGCGGACACAGCGGGGCATCACAGGTCTTTCACGGCGTCGAGCATCGCGTGGGCGCCATCCAGTTCGTCGATGACCCCGGCCAGGTCATCAGCTAGCTCATCGAGCAGGTCAGCCGCCCTCGCTGCGGTTTGCGGCGTCACGTCAGGCCCGCGCAATGCGTTCACCGTGCGCCTCACCTCGTGCTGGTTTAGGGTCATATCGCTTTTCTTTCGTCAGGGACCGGCACCGGGGCCGGTACAGGTGGGACCGTCACGGTCACCGGGGCAGGCTCAGGCCGCATCAGCTCGGCGGGCGGCTGAGCATCGAGGAGTGCCAGCGCAACGAGGGCCAGCACGACACACGACAGGGCGACTACGGCCAGCCGGGCACGCCACGACAGCCCGCTCACAGTGCCGCCTTGATGAGCAGGCCGACAACGGTCAGGAGCAGCGTGGCGAAACACATGGCACCGAGGACAGCGATGGCCCGGTAGAGGGCATCGTCGACCGTGAGCGGGGCCGGTGGCCGGTCGGGTCGGGCCGTGACCGCCGAGGGTGCGGTGGTCGGTGCTGGCGGGCCGGGTGTGACGAGGATGCCGGTGGTCGGGTCGAGCCATTCGGGGCGGTCCCACGTCGGCGGGCCAGCCGCCACGACGGCGCTCACGACCAAAGCCCCAGCGTCTGCACCGTGGACGCCACCGCCACCGCCAGCCACGGGTAGGCGGCCGATTGGGATGATGCCGCAGCCCACGCCGACACCAACGCCGCCCGCTGCTCCTCGGTGACTGGCGCCCTGGTTGATCGCAGGTCGTACCCGAACGCATCGGCCTCGGCATACCACCCATCGGCGGTCGTCAGGTCCGGCTCTGCGGGCACGGTCGGCGGGTCGATCCGGTCAGCCTCACGCCGCAAGATGCCGGGCGTGGCGGCCTTGCCGAACGCTTCGAGAAAGTCGGCGGCAGCGCGGTAACTCTGCGCTCGCCGCGCGCCGAGCTGCGCCGACGATTTGCTGCCCAGAGTGACGCTCATGGTCTGTGCTATGTCGTGTACCGCTCTGGTCACGTTCAGCACGTCGGCGGTGGTGATGGGTTCGGTGGTCATGGTTGCTCCTTGATGGGGGACTTGCTGATTGGTTTGATCGGTGGTGTTCATGGCTGCACTTCGCCAACTCCGGGCACCCCAGCGCCACAGGGGCGGGAAATGCCAGCGGTTACCCAGCTTGCGAGGTCGGAGGGCTCCCCCCAGGCGTAGACCCATCCGTCGTCGGTCGGGTCGTCGGTGGACTCGTCCCACCACAGCTCTACGCACACACGGCCGGGTGCCAGGGTGTCGGCGGATCCGATGAGCGGGTGAGCTTGCACCGGTACCGGTGCGGTGGGCGGGGCATCGATCTGGCCCCGGATGAGTAGGGCGGCGCCCACCATGGCGACCGCTACTAGGGCGGCGTCGGCGTGGTTCCATCGCGACAACCCGAGGCCCCTCACGACACCCACCCAATCGGCGGAAGCGAGATGAGCCAGCCGTGCAGGTCAGGCGGCCACACATGCGCCGTGTCGCCGTCCCACCATGCGGCCGGCGCGTTGTCCTCGATGATCGCCCACCAGTCATCGGCGCCCTTGCCCGGGGCGATCTCGCCGGCGAACATCCCGAGCGGGAGCCGCTCCGCTAAGGGCGGCCGGGTCGGCCACGACATGACGCTGACCACCGTCGACCGGATGCAAAGATCGTGCGCCCTCACCCTCTCCGGCGGCATGCCGCGCTCAAACCAGGACCACACCTGATGCCGCATCCCGACCGGGATCGTGTCATCGCACAGGTCGCAGACGTGCCGCTTCCTGGCCCGCACCAACGGATACGGCAGGCCGTGGCGGACCTGCAGTCGGTACCTCATCGACACGCTCATGGCTTGCCGTCCGCGTCGACCACGTCCCACGCCCGACCCGTCCGGCCGCGCCGCTTCAAGTGCAGCCCCGCCCGGTCGTTGTCGCTGATCAGCGTCGTGAACTCGGGGGCGATCACCATCGTCGGCCCCGACCAGTAACGGGCCGTCCAGGCGAACCCGAGCACCCCAACGACGATCATCACCCACGCCGCCCACGGGAAGACCAAGGCGACCGCCTGAGTGGCGACGAGCAACGCCAACAGCCGTGCCCACCTGCGCGGCGTCATGGCGACACCTCCGGCACGTAGCACCACGACTGCGGCGGGCGCTTCAGGCCGAGGTCAGTGATCGACCACCGCCCGATGAACCGTCTGGGGCGAAACACTCCAATGCCGTGCGCCTCGTCGCGCCCATCGAAGTACGCGTCGAACTCCTCCCGAGTGACGCCGGTGCGGGCGCCAAGGTGGTCCCAGAGTTCATCGGGCGGCATCGTGCGGCAGACACCAACGCGCACGTGGCCGACGAGAGCCGAGGTCGGGGCCGTCTCGTAGAGGAACATGCGGTCAATCTCGGCCCCCATGCGCCACACCTTGCGGCGGAGTTCGACCGTCTTCGTGCCGTCGAGGATCGCCTGAGCATGGCGTGGGTGGATGCTTGCAACAATGTCCCTCATGACCAGCCCCCCGGGTCGCCGGCCGTGTCTTGCCCGCCCGACCAACCGGCACCAACCGGCACGGCGGGCACGTCGTCAGACCACGCCCCGTCAGGCTCCGACCAGCCCGACGCTGCGCCCTTCGCCAGCCGGTCATACTCGACGCTCGCCCAGTCCCGGTCCCCCATCGGCACCGGAGCACCCCCCGGCTCGGCGTGCCACTCCTCCACTTGCAGCCACACCGCCACGACCTTCTCCTCGGCCGCTAACTCACCTTCAAGGAGCGCACACTTGGCCCGCTTCTTGAGGCCGCGTGGCGGGCGTTTCGCCAGTTCGTCGACGATGCTGTAGGCCCGCAACCGGGCCGCCTTCGCGACCTCCTCGCCCACCGCCGCAGCGAGCACGAGCGGCAGGTAGGCGAGCACCTGCGTCGCCTCGATCGGGGTCGGTTTGGCGGGCACCTTCGGGGTCGCCTTGCGGCGTGGTTTCGTGGTCACGGTGTCTCCTTGTCGGTGGTCGAATCGTCGGCGACCGGTGCGTACACCGGCCGCACGATCTCGTAATCGTCGGGGTCGGCATCCCCCTCGTAAAAGAACTGCCAGTCGTCCGGGTCGGCGGCGTGAGCGCCCAGCCAGCCGACCAACTCGGCGGGCGCGGAGCTCACGACGTAGTTGACCCGATCGCGGATGATTCCGACCGGCTCGGCCGTCGCGATCTGGTAGATCGTTGGCGCCTTCATGCTTGCTCCTTGTTGGTCGCCTGCCAGGTGGCAGGCTTGGTATCGGTGGCCTCCACCAGGCCCTTACCCGCGAGCGCTCGAAGCGTCCGCGTGATCTGTGAACGGTCCTTGCCAAGCTCCCCCGCCACCCACTCAGCGGTCCGCCCCGGCGACGCCTGAACGACCGCCAGGACCGTCGCCTGCACCGCAGGCAACACCGGCACGCCAGCCGGATCAGCGACGACCAGCGGGGCCGCAGCAGCCCACGACCGCACCGCCTCATCCGACAGCAAATCAGTCTGAATCTCGACACCCTGACCGCCCTGCACCAGCACCGCCCGGCCCGGGAACTTCTTCACATCGGGCAGCTCGTACGGGGCCGTCGGCGACGTCGCCCCCAGCATCGTCACCTCAGACTCGGCCGGGGTCATCCGCCCCAACCACCTCGAGCCCAACTGGCCAGTCACCTTCGACGGGATCGTGTCACCCGTTGCCCGCTGCGTCGCCAGCACCGCCACCACCCACGGTGCCCGACCCAGCCGCACGATCTCCAGCAGGTTGCCCCACGTCTCAGGGTCCTCCTTGATCTGGGCGACCTCATCGACCCCCAGCACCAGCGGTTTCGGGTCCGGCGACTGGCCCCAATCCGACCAGCCCTCGGCCGCCATCCTCTGGCCCCGGCGCTCCATCTCGTCACGCACCCCAGCGATCAGCACGGCAGCCGCCCCGCGAGTCTTGGCAACAGACGTGCACCGGGGAGCGATCGGGCCCGCCTCGATCCCCCACTTCAGGTCCACAACGTGCAACTCGGCGCCGCGCTGCACCGCCCCGATCAGCAGCAGCAAGAACGCCTTCGACTTACCCGCACCGGTGATCCCGGCGACCAGATGGTGACCACCCAGCAGGGCGACCGTCGCCGGGTTGCCCCGCTCATCCCGGCCCACCCTGACCGGCACCTCCGGGCCCGCCGCCAACGTCGACACCGTGGACGTCACCGGGTCGGCCAGCGGGTCACCGTTGCGGAGCTGCAACGTCACCTGAGCCGACGCCGGATGAGGGGTCACCGACAGCTGGGATGACGCCACCCCCAGCCGTGTCGCCATACCCCCGAGCTGCCCGTCGATCTTCCCCTGGGCGGCCTCCTGCAACAGGCACTCGATCAACGTCAGGTAGTCCCCGGCCTGCACCTTCACGACCCGCAAATGGCCGTCGGATGCGTGGTCGATACGGCGCCGCCAGATACGCACGAGGCGGGCCTGACGGATCCGGTTTCGCACCCTCGAATCGGGGCCGGCGGGGGAGAGCAACGCCCACAGGATCGCGGCGACCGGGCCGACGATCAGTGACCAGGGATACAACCCTGTGGACGAGGACAGGACGGCCGTCAAGGCGACCGAAAGAACGAGAGCGACCGTCACCCAGTGACGCGACTTCGGGGCCGACAGGGCGCCGGTGGCGGCCAGCAGCGAGGCGACCGTCGCCAGCCCGAGAAGCCACCAGACCCACGGGCCGAGATGCACCCAGTTGACGCCGAGCCCACCGGCGACCACGCCGCCGTCGTGGACGTCGGCGCCGACCGGCCACGGGACCGGGACGGTGCCACGGGCAGCGAGAGCGGCCCCCCATTGGGCGGCAAACATGGCGACAGCGACGCCGATCTCCCACCGGTACGGCCAGACCGCTCGGGCGATGGTGGCCGAGGCCGGGCCTGCCCACCGGGCGAAGGCGACCAGTCCCCGGACGGTCCGCCGGATACGTCCCGGCCGTGTCCCCGCATGGTCCATGGACCGTCCCGGGACGGTCCCCAACGTGCGCGCATATGGCGCCCGGTCGGTTCGAGGTGCGAAGCCAAGCATCAGTCGTCCGCCTTGGGCTCGACACCAGTTCCCTTGCACGTCGTGCAGGCGTACCACCCCAGGCCGGGGCGGGCGAACTCGATCCACTCGCCGCGTTCGCCGTGGCAGTCGGCGCACGGTTTGTTCGTTCCGTAATCGATGTCCGTGTATCGTGCGGTCATCCGCATTCTCCTGTTCCAGCAGTGAGATTCGGCTAGGCGTCCGTCGAAGTGTCAGCTTCGGCGGGCGCCGCTTTGTGTTCGTCCGGCAAACCTAACCGGGACCGTCGCGGAACGCAACCACTAGTCGGCGAATGCCCCGACCCGTCTCGAATCGCCTCAGTTAGCACGGTTGCAGATTGGCAGCACTGCCCCCGACATGCAACGACCAGGCATGCCAGTCAACAAATCCGGCAACAATGTCCAGACGGCCTTGACAGTCCATGACGCAACGGGCAAAGTGTCAACCCATGAACGCAACCACCAAACGCACCGAGCTCGAACGGCGCAGGCTCAACGCAGGGCTCACCCAAGGTCAGCTTGCCGACGCCGCCGACCTCGACCCATCAACCATTTCCCTCATCGAATCGGGCAAACGCAGCGGCCACCCCGCCACCCTGCACCGCCTCGCCGAGGTCCTCGAGTGCAGCGTCGTCGACCTCGTCGACCGGGTGAAGTGATGAAGCTCTGGCCAGCCATCAACAAGCCCGGCGACACCATCGACGTGCTCGGCGTCAAACACGTCGTCGCACACGTCGGCCGACGACACAACTCATGGGGCATGCCGATCATCGAATGTCTCGACGGGTTCACCATGACCGACCCGTCGACCATCACCGCCGAGGCGTTCAACGAGCGCACCGCCGAGCTGCGCGCCGAGCAGGTTCGGTCATGAGCGCAGCACTTGCCGGGTACCTCGCGGTAACCCAGATCGCCGAACACCTCGACCTGGCTCTCCCCGACGACATCGCCGCCGGGGAACACGTCACCCTCGGTGTCCGATCGGTTCGCCCCGACGGGCGATCCAGCCATGATCCGTCGTTCCGGTGGCCGTGGCCCGGCAACTGGACCCCCCGCATCGACGCCGACGCGTCCGCCGCCGAGTGCTCCCACGGGCTCCACGTCGCCCTGGGGTGGCTGGGCCTGTCGGCTACCGGTCCGGTGCACGTGTGCCAGATCGTCGCTTACCGGGAATCGGATGTGGCCCACCGTGGCGCCACCAAGTTGCGGGTGTCGCAGGCTGCGGTCCTCGACGTGTGGGACGTCCATCGGATGGTCCGCGACGCCAACCTGCGCAGCGCCAACCTGCGCTACGCCAACCTGAGCTACGCCAACCTGAGCTACGCCGACCTGCGCAGCGCCAACCTGCGCTACGCCAACCTGAGCGGCGCCAACCTGCGCAGCGCCGACCTGCGCAGCGCCGACCTGAGCGGCGCCAACCTGAGCGGCGCCAACCTGCGCAGCGCCGACCTGAGCGGCGCCAACCTGCGCGGCGCCAACCTGCGCAGCGCCGACCTGCGCTACGCCGACCTGCGCAGCGCCGACCTGCGCTACGCCGACCTGAGCGGCGCCAACCTGAGCGGCGCCAACCTGCGCAGCGCCGACCTGCGCTACGCCGACCTGCGCAGCGCCGACCTGCGCTACGCCGACCTGAGCGGCGCCAACCTGAGCGGCGCCAACCTGCGCTACGCCGACCTGCGCAGCGCCAACCTGCGCTACGCCAACCTGAGCGGCGCCAACCACAACACCCTGACCACATGGCCAACAGGGTTCACCCCCACCGGGCGGACGCAGTGAACGACACCGCCCTGGGCGTCCTGCTCGTCGCCCTCGCCCTCGCCGCAGAACTCGCCGCCGTGGTCGCGATCGGCCGCCACCTCATCCGCACCGACCAGGAGAACCGATGAGCACCGTAATGACCGACCTCATCCCCGTCACCGACACCACCGGTCACGTCACCTACCTCGCAACGCTCAGCACCAGCGAAGCCGCAGCGGTCACCGGGCTCCCCCACACGACCATCAAAGCGATGGTCAAAGACGGACGGCTCCCCACGTCGCCGCACTCCGACCCGACCCGCCCCCGAATCCCCGCCAACGTAATCCGTCGCATCGCCGACGGCCAATGAGAGGAACGACCATGCTCACCATCCCACCGCCCCCGGCACCCGCCCGGACCAGCTTCGACGACGGCTACGAAATCCGCCGTCACGCCGCCGCCGGACAGCTCGCCAGCATCCCCGGTGACGTCGGCGACGACCTCATGCACCGCATTGAGACGCACGGCGAGATCGTCATCGACAAGGCGACCGCCCGCGCCCTCCGAGGCCACCGCATCGACACACTCAAAGCCGTCGCCACCCTCCTCGACCTCGACCTCGACGACTCCGACCTGGGGCGACTGTGAGCACCTTCCTCGACATCTTTCGCTGGAGCAGGAGCGGTAAGGGGACTGACCGGGGCCCGGCCAACACCGGGCCCCGCCCGCCCCTCACCTACGACGAGCGCCGCGACCTCGACGCCGCCCGCCAACTCGCCGCAGCCATCAACCACGCACCCACCGGGACCGGACCACGATGAGCGCCTGCCCCTACGCCAACCCGATCAAGCCCGGCGCCGGGCGCCGCAAGCACCAGTACCGCGGTGAAACCGTGTGCGCCGAGTGCGCCGACCTTTTCGCCGCCGCCCAACGCGACCGCTACCACCGGCACCGGGGCCCCGACCCGACCCGATGGGACGCCGCACCCGTCAAGGCGATCATCGAACGCCGCCTACTCGGATGGGACCCGACCGACGACCTCCGGCCCACCATCAAGAGCTACGGCCCGGGCGTCGTCAAGGCGATCTCTCGCGGTCACTTCGGCCTCGACGCCGCCGACCGGATCGCCATGCGCCTCGGCTTCCACCCGGCCGAAATCTGGGACACCTGGGGCGCCGACGTGGCCGACGGCGAGATGGCGGACGCATGAGCCCCTACGAGCTCACCTTCTCCGTGCCCGGCGTGCCCCGCCCCCAAGGATCCAAGACAGCGATCCGCACCGGCGACCGGGCCCGGGTCATCGAAGCGGGCACCAACGACAGCCGCGCAGCTCACCGGGCCTGGCGCGACACCGTCACCCTGTACGCCCGCAACGCCGCACAGCGCGCCGGGCTGGCCGAGCCGTGGGACTGCCCTATGGCCGTCGCGCTCACATTTCACATGCCCCGCCCGAAATTGTGGCCGCTCGCCAAGGTCTACGCCGACACCAAACCGGACCTCGACAAGCTCACCCGGGCCGTCCTCGACTCGCTCACCGACGCCGGGGTGTTCACCGACGACTCGCGGGTCGTGTGGCTCAACGTCGCCAAGGTCGCCGCGACCGGACGCGACGGCCGCGCGACCGGACGCAACGGCCGCACCGGCATCGACGTGATCGTTTGCCCCGTAGGCCCAACCCAGGGGGCCGCAGTATGAGCCACCCATCGAAACGCAAGGGCGACAAAGCTGAACTTGAAGCGGCCCGCATCCTCGCCGAACACCTCGGCCTCCCCATCCGCCGCAAACTCGGCGCCGGTCGACTCGACGACGAAGGCGACCTCGAAGGGCTCCCCGACTTCACCATTGAGGTGAAGAACTACGCCAACGTCACCACCGGTGTCGCCGCCGGGCTGGCCGACTCGACCCGCGAGCAGGCCAACGCCGGGACCACCCACGGCGCCGCCATGATCCGCCGGCCCGGTGGCCGCTGGTTCGTCGCCCTCACCGTCGACCAGTTCGCCACGCTCGCCCGTGAAGCCATAGCCGACGCCTACGACGACGAACTCGCCGAATGGTGGTTTGCCGATGAAGAAGAGGAAGACCGATGACCGAACCCACCCAGAACGCCGAATGGCTCGCCTGGCGAAACAAGGGCCTCGGCGCCAGCGACATCGCCGCAGCGTTCACCCGCAGCTACGGCAACACCCCCCGATCGATCGTCGCCAAGAAGCTCGGCATCGGACCCGAGTTCGAGCCCACCGCAGCCATGCAAGCCGGCCACGACTGGGAGGCACGCATCGCCCAGGCCGTCGAAGCGCTCACCGGCTACACCGTCGCAGGCGAACAGACCTGGCTCGCCAACACCGAACACCCATGGATGCGGGCCACCGTCGACGGGTTCCTGCTCGGCCACCCCGACGACGAGCTGGCCGACGCCGTGGGGCTGCTGGAGATCAAGACGACCGAGCGGGCCAACTGGGCCTACTACGCCGCACAGGTGCAATGGCAGATGTTGGTGGCCGGGATGGACCGCTGCGTGGTCGTCATCCTCGACCTCAGCGACGAGGCGCAGACCCACGACGTCGGCGACGACCTGGTGGCCGTCGAGCGCGTCGGTCGCCTGTCGCTTTGGGAGCACCGCGCCGACCGCCAGCTCCAGGCACGGCTCTACGAGTTCGGCCGGGAGTTGTGGGCGCACGTCCAAGCCGGGACGCTCCCCGAGATCGAAGCCGACGACTACGACGCCATCAAGGCCGAGAATCCCGACGCCACCGACCCGAACGCTGTCGACCTGAGCCACCTCGACGACGTCGCCACCGGCTACGTCCGCACCAAGGCCGCCCTTAAAGCGGCCGCCGCCGAGGAGAAGCGCCTGGCGGCCATCCTCACCGACGCCATCGGCGAGCACGAGACAGCCAACGTTCACGGCGTCACCTGGTTCACCCGCAAAGCCAACACCCGAGGAGCCCGTGCGCTCCTCACAACCAAGGAAGCGAAAGCATCATGTTGACCAACACCCAAACCAAGCCCACCCAGGCGCTCGCCGTGCCCGAGCCCGCCCCGCCGCAGCGCGCGCTCAGCCCGGCCGAGTCATGGCAGGGCCTCATGCTCGACCAGAAGCTGCACTACGCGACCATCCTGGCCGACTCGACCATCATCCCCGACGACTACCGCAAGCGGCCGGCAAACATCCTGATCGCATGCTCCAAGGGCGCCGCCCTCGGCCTGAGCCCCGAGGACTCCCTCTACGCCATCCACGTCATCAAGGGCCGCCCGTCGCTCTCCGCTGAGGCGATGCGGGCACGAGTACAGGCGATGGGACACAAGCTCACCATCGAGTCGTCGGTCACCTCCGCCACGGTGACCCTGGAACGGACGGACGGTCACCCGGGCGGCAGTAAGACCTACACCACCGAGATGGCGCACCAGGCCGGCCTCGACAAGCCGAGCAAGACCGGCGTGCCGTCGAAGTGGACGCTGGACCCCGAGCCGATGTGCATCGCACGGGCCAGCTCGCGGGTGCTCAAGGCGCACGCGGCCGACCTGGTGAGCGGGATCACGTTCGCTGAGGACGTGATCGATGAGCCGATGATCGAGATTGGCGGGGGGTCGCCCGTCGAGGCGTTGCAGGCCACCACCGAGGCCGTCGCCGCCATCGAGGCGCCCGAGCCCGCACCCGAGCCCGTCAAGAAGGCCAGCAAGCCCGCTGAGACCCCACAGGCGGCCGCTGAGCCCGAGGACGCCGAGATCGTCCCCGACGAGCCCGAGCAGGCCGACGAGCCCACCCAGGCCACCCTCGACAGCGCCGACGACAACAGCGACTCGCTCAGCGCCGACGAATGGCGCGCACTCCTCAAAGAGCGCGGCCTCAACCTCAGCGACATCGCCGACGCCGCCAAAGAACTCGGGTTCGAGTCCGGCGTCAGCTACGCCAAGCTCGGCATGCTTGAGCCCGAGTCGTGCGGACGCCTCCTCGAAGCCCTCCCGGCCGGCAACGGCGCCCCGTTCGCATGAGCGCCTTCGTTGACGCCCTAGAGCCAAACATCCTCGCCGCCACCTGGCCCATTCGCGTTGACCGTGGATGGGTTCGGGTCATAAACGACCTTGACGGTCGCCGAGCCCTTGTCCGGCTGGGGGAGGTGACCCGCCTCAACCTGGACACCAAAGAGTTTGAGGTTGAGATGTCCGGCGAGTTGGTGGGTGTGCTCACGGTCCAAGTGCGAGCCACCCTCCGGGGCGACGACACCGAGTACGGCGATAGCGGGTGGATCGTCTGCGAATACGAGCTAGAACCCAGCGCTGACGTGCAGAAGGTCTGGGATGCACTCCCGACAGACATGACCGAGACCGGAGCAGCATCATGAGCGCAGGCAACAGCGTCACCATCGTCGGGAACGTCACCCGAGACCCCGAGCTTCGGTTCACGCCGTCCGGTCAGGCGGTCGCCAACTTCGGTGTTGCCGTCAACCGCAAGTGGCAGAACCGGACCACCAACGAGTGGGAGGAGGCGACGTCGTTCTTTGACGTCGTCGCATGGGCGAAGCTCGGCGAGAACGTCTCCGAGTCGTGCCCGAAGGGGACCCGGGTGGTCGTCACCGGACGGCTCGATCAGCGCTCATGGGACACCGACGGCGGCGACCGGCGCTCCAAGGTGGAGATCGTGGCCGACGAGGTGGCCCCGTCGCTGCGATGGGCGACCGCCGTCGTCGAGAAGAACGAGCGCAGCGCGGGCTACACGACCGGCGCCAGCGGCCCAGCGTCGGCCCCGCCACCAGCGGCCCCGCCCGCCGGGTACAACTACGACGAGGAGCCGTTCTGATGGTCGGCCTGATCCTGACCGCCCGAGAGTTCGCCGCCGAGGTGGCCGAGGAGGTCGCCTGGCGCTGCGAGGAGACCGCCCACGGCCTGCCCGACGGGATGCCCGCCACGCTCGTCAAGCACGCTGCAGATGCCGCCGCTGACGTCGAGGCGTGGCTCTCCGGCAGAACCAGAGGCGGGGCACTGTGAGTACCGTCACGCTGCACATCGGCGACGTGTTCGAGCAGCTCGCGAAGATCCCCGACGGCTCGATCGACCTGATCGTGACCTCGCCGCCGTTCCTCGCGCTCCGCTCGTACCTGCCCGACGACCACCCGGACAAAGCCAAGGAGATCGGTTCAGAGTCGGGCCCCGCGGCGTTCCTCGACACGATGATGGCGCTGTCTGCCGAGTGGGGCCGTGTGCTGGCCCCGCACGGCAGCCTGTGCGTTGAGCTGGGCGACACGTACTCCGGGTCAGGCGGGGCGGGTGGCGACTACAACGCCGACGGGCTCCGCGACGGACAGCAGAAGTTCAGCGGCTCGGCGGCGAAGCGGGCGGCGCTGGGTAGCGGCGACAACGAGCGGCCGTCCAGATCGGGCCGCGGCGACGACTGGCCGATGAGCAAGTCGAAGACGATGCTCGACACGCTCTACCCGGCGTGCTTGGCGTACGGCGCCAACCTGCTGTCCGGCGAGGTGTCACCCGCCGGGCGGTGGCGCATCCGAAACCTCATCGTGTGGGCGCGGCCCAACCCGCCCGTCGGCGCGCTCGGCGACAAGTTCCGCCCGGCGACGAGCTACATCACGGTGGCCTGCAAGTCGCCACGTCGCTGGTTCGACCTCGACGCCGTGCGCGGCGCACCGTCGCCCAAGACGAACGCTCGCACCGCTAAAGGGGTAGACCGTCAACAGTCAGCCGGGAAGTCTGCCGATGATGAACGCCGCGGCGGCAACTTCTCAACGCTCGACACACTGCACGAGGTGGGCGGCTCCCCGCCGTTGGACTGGCACGCCGACGACCACCCCGAAGACGGCGATTGGCTGTGGAAAATGTCGCCGCAAGGCTTTAAGGGTAGCCACTACGCAACATTTCCGATGGCGTTGCCGACCCGGCTCATCAAGGCGATGTGCCCCGAGCGGGTGTGCGCGGTGTGCGGTGCCCCCTCCGAACGCATCGTTTCCGTGACACGCCAAGGATCGCAGGACAACACGGACGGGCGGAACGGCAGGAAGGTCGCAGACATTGAACGCACCGCCGAGACGATCGGCTGGACCGACTGCGAATGCAGCGACGACGGCACCCACTGGCGCACCGGCCGAGTCCTCGACCCATTCGCAGGCAGTGGAACCACCCTCGTCGCCGCACACAACGAATCACGCGACGCCATCGGCATCGATCTGGATTCGAGAAACGTGGCGATGGTCGAGGACCGGCTCGGCCCCCTCGTCGCAGCGTGCGACCTCACCGTCAACACGGCCCAAGAAGCCGCCGCATGAGTCACGCCGCCATCGAGTGGGTACTCGCTCACGACCGCACCACCAAAGGCAACTACCGCGCCCTGCTCATCGCCATCGCCGACTGCATCCGCAAGGACGAAGGCGGCTGGGGATGGGCAACACGGCAACGCCTCATGGACCGCGGCGGGGTAACCCTCGATGGCTACAAGAAGGGCATCATCGCCCTCCGCAAAGCCGGGCTCATCGAAGTGGACCGCAACGGCGCAGCCAACGCCCACAACGACCCCGACTCACGGCAAGCGCAAATGCCCCTCCCCAAGCGGGCCAACGGGTACTACTTCGTGCCCCTGCTCAGCGACCAGCGACGGGAAGAGTGGGAGGCCCTGAGGGCACACAGCGACGCCGAGCGCGACGCCCTCAGGGCCAAGAACGACGCCTACCGGACCGCCAAGGAAACCCCCGAAGAGTTGTTCACAGGGGGTGCGCCTAGTGCACCGTTGGAAGGGGCCGGGGGTGCGCCTAGTGCACCCCCGAAGGGTGCGCCTAGTGCACCCCCGAAGGGTGCGCCTAGTGCACCCCCCTATATGAAGGATGATCCCTTAGATGATCCCTTAGATGATCCAACTACTAAGTCGTCAGTAAGTAACCAAGACCCAGCCGCCGCCCGTGTGGACGACGACCAGCAGTCTGAAGACGACACGAACGACCTCGACGGCATCCACGCCGCAGCCCTCGACCGGCTCGCCCAACACGACCTCGAAGCCGTCGAAGCAGCCGAAGGGCCACGCCACGCCCGCATCCGCTGGCTCACCACCGCCAGGGCCACCCGCAACGACCACGACGGGCCGCTCATCGCCGCAGCGATCGCCTCAGGCGTCACATGCCCCGACGAACTCGCCGCACGAGTCCTCAAGCACCACGACACCCCGCAGCGAACGGCCAGCCCGTCCACCCCGCCGCAGGTGGCCGCCCAACGGCGCATCGCCCAAGCCAACGATGACCGCCACGCCGCCATGCTCGCCGCGCCCAGCTCACCCCTCAGCCCAACCACCCAAGCCAGCATCACCGACATCAGGAGCAAACTCAGATGAACCCTGAAGCCTTCCGGCGGAAACTCGCCGAGATGATCCACGCCAGCCAGGACGCTGCCGACCGAAGTGAGTACGTCTTGGGGCGCATCGACGCCCTTGTTGACGTCGTTGTCTTGTTGGACAACCTGACCCAGGTGGGCGGCGACGCATGAGCACCACCACCAGCCCGCCGCTCCTCGAAGCGCTCCGAGTCCGCTGGCCCGGCCTCGACGCCATCGGAGGCGACCCGCACGAATGGGTGCGGGTGTGCGACGTCCCCGACGACCTCGGCCGCCAAATGCTCGATCACCTCAACGGCCAAACCAGGGCCGACGGCCGATGCCCACGCCTCGCCGACGTCATGGAAGCCAAGCGCGTCGAAGCCGGCCACGCCGAACGGGCCGCCGGTAAAGCCCGCATCGCAGCCATCCGGGCCGAGTACCCGTGGCTCGTGAGAGATCCCGCCAACACAGGAGCCACCAGATGAGCAACCGGACCTACCGCCAAGCGTTCGCCGAATGGGCGACCCTCAGCGTCGACCTGATGCGCTCCAGGCCCGACCAGCTCGCTCGCCGCATCGTCGATGCGATCGACGACGGGACCGGTGCGGTCACGACCGACTCGGATCAGGTGACCGGCGGGGGAGCGTCGTCGTC